AAGGTAAATCCCTCCCGATGGCAGCATTCTACGCGGGGCTCGATACGTGGGTGACTCAGATCCTTTGCGACTTATACAAAACGCTTTTGCCATTGGCTCAACTCAACTTTGGCGAAAACGTTTCCTTCAAACTGCGACATAAGCCGTTAGCGCTGCAAATGCTCCAGCAGCAAGGGGCGAAGCAATCCAACGGCATGCAGGACAGTCAAGGCGGGGATCCGTTCGGGGGCATGGGGGGCGACATGGGCGGGGGCGGGGGTGGTATGGGTGGACCGCCAAGTATGCAACAAATGGCGAATAGCCCACACGCGGTAATTGCAGCGGCACGCAAGGCACTTGGTTACAACATCCATCGCTTGGGAAACGGACCTAGACACGCTCCAAAGGGATACACGAAGGATAGTCCCCTCGTTATCAACGGGCATGAGTACGTCGGAGGAAACTTCATTCCGAACGATCAGATCGACCATGCAACCGATGAGCAACTAAAGGAAATTGCATCGGGCTCTCGATCGAGTACTCCAGTCGAGGCGAAAGTATCAAAACCAAACAGGTCGATCGAGCCTTTCGAGAATCTAAACGTCGGGCTTCGCGACAAGCATTCCGACATGCTTCAAAAGAATCGCACCATCAAATTCAAGGATGGTCATTCGATCAAAGTACAGTACGACACGCACGGCAAGGATACTGGCTATAGGGTTACGCATAAATCCGCCGATGGTAAGACGGACTATCCTGAGCGATTCAGTACCATAAAAGAGGCATCGGACTTTGGCGCGGAGCAACTGCAACGCAAACGAGCGTCCGGACAAAAGCCGAATATTGTTCCAACACTGTCCGTGCCATCAAAACCGGCAGCGCCAAAATACAAGCCAAAGCGGTCTCTCACCGAGGGCAACTACCGTTACAAGAGCAAGGACTTTTTCTCGAGTGGGGTAAAAGCCAAGTTTAAGGACAACATCGCAGCATTGCAGACCCTACGCGAAATTAAGCTCGAGGGACGTTCGGCAACGCCACAAGAGCAAGAGACCATATCCAAGTGGGTAGGTTGGGGACAAATGCCGGGATTGTTCGATTACACACTTCCGGACGGTACGAAATCCGTCGAAACGGAAGCCAACTATAAGAAGTGGAGCAAGGAGAGGCAAACGCTGAAGGACTTGCTAGGGCTCGAGGGCTACGCCGACGCTCGAGCTTCCACCATCAATGGACACTATACGCATCCGAGTGTTGTCGAAGCCCATTGGAAGATGGCGGAAAAGCTTGGTTTCAAAGGTGGGCGATTCCTAGAACCAGCGGTAGGGTCAGGGTACTACCTTGGATTCATGCCAGAGCACTTGGCGGAAAAGACACACGTCACAGCGGTCGAAATGGATTCTGGATCCGGAGCAATTACGCAAGCTCTTTATCCGAGTGCAGACGTGCATATCAAGCCGTTTCAAGAGTTCAAGTCGCCTGATAACTACTTCGATTTGACAGCGACCAACGTGCCTTTTGACGCTAACCAAAAGATTTACTATCCCAAGCACAAGATTAGCGCCCAACTCCACGATTACTACTTCTTGCGAGCTATGGACACGACGAAGCCAGGGGGCTTGATCATGCAACTAACGTCGACCGGTACCATGGATAAGATTTCCGACGACGTTCGAAATCTGCTTGATGAGAATACCGAGTTTGTTTCCGCGATTCGTTTCCCATCGGATGCACACAGCGAGAACGCCGGTACCGAAGTCGTTACCGATATGCTGATCATGCGAAAGAAGAATCCAGCGATACCACCAGTAACGGACGAAACTCCAGCGGAGGCAATGCCAAAGCAACCGTACGAAATGAACATGACGAACGAAGAAATCGAACGTCAACGCAACGGGGAAAGTGTCGAGACTCGCTATTCTCCAGGTTTCACGGGCATAACAACCGATAGCCTTGGACGACTTTACCACTGGAAAGATGGTAAGCGAATTGCGGCACCTTCCTGGAACAACACAGAGCTTGTACCAGATCCGGAGGGCGGGAAAGACATCCGGATCAATAAGTACTTTGCTGACAATCCTGATCAGATTTTAGGGACTTTGAACCGAAGCGGAACAATGTACACGGGTGGAATGAAGAATGTCGAGCGCAACGAGTCGTACGACGACATGCTTCAAGCAGCAATCGATCGACTTCCATCCGACATCGTCCAAACGCAAGTAAAGAAATCGGAAGAATCAACGGTCATTACCGATGAGCTACTCCATGAGGGGCAACTTGTATCTCGAGACGGTAACATCATGCAGTACTCCAACGGTGCTTTGAAACCGTTTTCGGTACCGGAGAAAAACGTCGATCGAGTTACGTCGATGATTGCTTTGAAGGACAAAGCACGGGAAGTGCTCCAGGCTCAGAGACGCGGGGAGGAACCAGACCGCACAGAGCTGAATAAGCTCTATGACGATTTCTACGCGAAGTACGGACCATTGCATAAAACCGATAACCGAAAGGCAATGAAGGGGGATCCGGACGCGACATTCTTGCTATCGCTCGAAAAGTATAACTCGAGCGACAATACTGCGACCAAGGCGGATATGTTTAGCAAGAATACGCAAGTTCGTGGAGAGCGAGCGACAACAGCAGACGGACCAGCGGAAGGACTTGCAATATCGCTCCATGAGACCGGTAGATTGTCTCTCTCGAGAATTGCCACGTTGACGGGGCAAACGGAAGAGGAAGTAGGCAACGATCTACGAGAGAAAGGACTAGCATTCCAGGATCCTAACGGCACTTGGATGCCAGCCGCTATGTACCTTTCGGGGAATACCAAGCGGAAGCTTGCGGAAGCGAGACATGCGGCAATTCTCGATCCGACATTCGAAGCGAACGTTAGAGCGCTCGAGCAAAACCAACCAGAAACAATTGCATCGGACGAAATCGGCGTGACGATGAGTTCCCCTTGGGTGCCAGTCGATCGACTCCAGGAGTTTGCGGCGCACGTTCTCGGGGCGGACATGGAAGACTTCCGAATGTCTCGAGACGGTGGCAATTTCGCCATGACGATTCTAAACGACCATGTTGAGTACGCTCATTCGACGCGAGCCGTATGGGGCGACTTTGAACGGGTTATGAGTGCAGCGGTCAACGGCAAGCCCGTTTTGGTACGCGACAGCGATGGAGCGATCGATAAAGACGCAACCGACGGATATGCCGAGAAAATTGCGACACTCCAGGAGCAATTTAGGGAGTGGGCGTTTGACTCGGATCCGGAGCGAACTGAGGCAATGGCAGCGATCTATAACGAGACGCAAAACACGCACGTCGATACCAAGTACGATGGCAGTCACCAAACATTCCCAGGCATGGTAGACACGTTCAAGCTTCGCAAGATTCAACAGGATGCTGCTTGGCGAATTGTCCAGACCGGTCGCGGATTGCTTGCACACGAAGTAGGTACCGGCAAGACATCGACCATGGTCGCATCGGCAATGGAGCTGAGACGCATGGGGCTTGCAAAAAAACCAGCGTTTGCGGTAAAGAACGCGAACATCGAACAATTCGCGGAAGAGGCTCAGCAACTCTATCCAGATGCGAGAATCCTATCGCTAGGAAAGAATTTCACGGCAGAGAACCGCCAAGAAATGTTGAACCGCATTGCAACCGGCGATTATGACATGGTCATTATGACGCATGAGAACATTGCCAAGATGCAGATGAAGCCCGACACGATCAAGCGAGTCATCGGTGAGGAAATCCAAGAGCTAGAAGCCGCATTGGTTATGGCTCAGAAGAAACAAGCCGACATGGACGCGCTAACCGATTTGGAAGATGAGGGTAAGTACAAAAAGACCACCAAGAAAGACCGGGAACGCAAAAGCAAAGCATTGCAGAACAATATCAAGAAGATCGAGAGCCGCAAAAAGGGCATCCAAGGCTATCTCGACAAGGTACTCCGATCGGAAGACAAAGATGCGATCTACTTTGAGGATACTGGCATCGATCAATTGTTCGTTGATGAGGCACACAAGTTCAAGGGATTGCCGATCACTACCAAGCACGACAAGGTGGGAAACATTCCCAAGCTTGCTTCGGCTAGTGCTCGAGCCCTGGACATGCTTGCACGGTGTCGCTACTTACAGGAGCAAAACGACGGTCGGGGAGTTGTGTTCGCGACGGGAACACCGATTACCAACAGCATGGCGGAATTGTACGTTATGCAGAAGTTCATCCAATCGGACGTGCTTCGCGAACGCGGTGTATCGCGGTTTGACGATTGGGCGGATACCTACGGCGAAATCACAAACGATTTTGAGTTCAAGCTGAAGGGGGAAGCGGTCGCAACACAACGGTTCAAGCGGTTTATGAACCTTCCCGAGCTTCGCAACATGGCATCGGAAATGATGGACATTAAGCGAGCTGTCGACATCCCTAACTTAATCCGACCGGACAAGCATGAACACGCAATCGCGGTAGCTCGATCGAGTGATATGGATTCCGTGATGGAAGAGATAAAGGAACGGGCATTGGCATGCCGGGGCGGAAGATCGGAAAGGTTAGTTCGAAGCGCTGCGGGTGAAATGATTCACGATAGCCCGTTTATTATCAACACGGATGCGAGAGCAGCATCGATCGATTTGCGGCTCTACGATGCGAGTCTTCCGGACCATCCAGATTCCAAGGCGAACACAGCGATCAAGAATATCCTTGACGTCTACCATCAAAGCAAGGATCACGTTCAAGCAGTATTCTCAGATACGGGTATCCACGACACGAACAAGACCAATTTTTCGTTGTTCAAGGATATGAAAGACAAGTTAGTAGCGGCGGGAATACCACCGGGGGAAATAATCGATTTCTCGCAGGATATGAGCGACATCCAACGCGAAGATGCCCAGGCACGTCTACGACGTGGAGACGCACGAATCGCATTTGGATCCACTGAGCGACTTGGGACCGGTACTAACATCCAGAAGAAACTAAAAGCGATCCATCATTTGGACATTCCGTACAACCCATCGGCGCTCGAGCAACGCGACGGTAGAGCCCATCGGCAGGGCAACATGCACAAAGATACGGGTGGTATCGACGTGTTCAAGTATGTCCAAGAGGGTTCAGCCGATTACCTTTCGTGGCAGATATTGGCGAACAAGTCGGGTTTCATCAATCAGTTTATGATCGGTGACAAAACGCTTCGGACCATGGAAGACATTTCCACCGACGATATGTCGCCTGAGCAGATGATTGCGATTGCAACCGGGGATCCTGGAATGATGCGACAGATCGGACTACAGGACGAAGTTCGACGATTGCGACGTTCGAAGGGAAGAGCCGAAAACGAGCAACGCACGATCAGTGAAGCGATTCGCGAAGCTCCAGCGAGAATCGAGAACTACTCTCGATCGATCAAACAAGCAACGCAAGACGCTGAGCACTTGCAACGGCAACCATCGTTTCAATTCAAGACGCACACAGGTACCGAGATTACTCACACGGAAGAGGGAACCAAGAAAGCTCTTGCCGATGCACGTAGAGACGCACGGGCAGCGTACGAAGAGGCACAAGCAAAAGCGATCGAGAAGTACTCCGATAATACTTGGGCTCGAGAGGGGTATCAGGGAACGGGCAAGCTTGGAAGCTATAAAGGCTTTGAGCTTTCCGTGAGTCGAGACGGTAAGCACACGATCACAACACCATCGGATCGAAAAATTCCGTACGGTGGGTCGTTCGATTCTCTCGAGAAAGTTATCAACGCGATACCAAAGCATCCGATAACGCACACCGAGAACCTAGCAGCATTTCAACGCGATTTGGAACGATTGCGTAAGGCCGAAGGGCAACCGTTTAAGAAAGCTCAGTTGCTCGAGGAACGCGAAAGGGAGCTTGCAACGCTTACGAGTCAACGCAATGACAAGAAAGCTTTGCGTGAGTCTCCAGACGCCAAAACACTTCTCGTAACCACCGAGACAAGTCTGACAAGTAACCTTGAGCGAATGAAGTCACTTGGATTAAGAATTAGCACGGACGGGAACGGCTTGTATAATATACACGACGCCGGAGACACGATTATCGCCAAAATAAGGTACAAAGCAGATGGCAAGTGATGACAAGCAAAGCAGGTGGGGAAAGCTTTTCGCGAAGTATTTAGCCGACAATCGTCCGGAGTTGTGGGACGAACTAATGGCCGAAGGCGACGAAGCAAAAGACCTATTCATAACAAGCCGAGTCGATGAAGCACTTGCAAGCTATCGAGGGTACTTGGAAGAGGGATCAAACGAAGCTGAAGCGGTAGAGCTAGCATTGTCAGAGCTACTCGGAATGGACGAAACATCCTCCGAAGATTGGGAGGATGAAGACGGGCAACAGGAGCACGTAAACGCATTGTTCCAGCATCTTAACGTTGAGCCAACAAAGATTACCGACGACGAAGCCGACGAAGAGTCGGACTAGGTTTCAAGCTGCTACGGCATTTTCGGTAATGACAACGTATTGACTGGGTAAAATCCTTAGAATAAACGTCTTGACATTTATTCGCCAAGTGGTATCGTTACATTGTGGACACCAGCGATTTGCTTGGTGGGTGAAATGTTACCCTTCAGGAGAAAACAGTAATGGCTAAGGAAACGGAGTACTGGAAAGCACCTAAGCTTTCCAATGGCAAGTATCCAACGATGGACTTCTATATTGCCAAGTGTGAGCAATTAAAACTACGGTGCCTCAATGGTGGATTCGTAGAACGTACGAATGGGCAATTCGTATCGGGTTTGATGGGTGTATCGGCAATCGAAGCCGGTGAAATCGCGGCATCACACTTCGAAGAGCCTTTGGTTGTTTTGTCCCATCGACATCAAGAGCTAGATGGCGTTTGGACTCCAGTCGAAGAGCAGCAAGCGAGAGATTGCCATTGCTCTCGAGGCGGAAATCCTGCTTATTGCGAATGCAAGACATGGGAGACACGTTAATGAACGCTCTAAAAATTGAGATTGTCGACAATCCGAGTTTAGCGCCCAACTACAACCGCGATGAGTTAGATACTCGGGCAGCTACGATCGACAAGTGCATCATTGTCGGCAAGGGGACGGTCGAAGGAAACCCGACGGTTGATTTCCATATCTTTGCGGAAGATGGTTCGAAGTTCGTCGCGATGCTAACGGGCAACTTGGTCAAGAGCCTTGCAGCAACGATCGAGGGTTTTGAGCAAAGGGGCAAAGCATAATGAACAACTGGAAAGACATCATTGGGAGGGTCAAGGCTATCGTCAATGAAGTACGAGACGAACAAAAGTCGATCGAGGCACGTTTGGCGGAGTCAAACAACGAAAACATGCAGCGAGAATTGAACAAGACCATACACGACTTAAACGCTTGTCGACGATGGCTTGAGACATCGAACAAAGAAGCAATTGAGGCTCGAGCCCAGGTAGCAAAGCTGGAAAAGCATATCGTTGAATTGCATGATTGTCATGCAAAGGCAGAGGCGAAGCACAGAAAAGCCTTAGCTTTCGAAAAGAAGAACCATGAAAACACGGTCGATCTATACAACGCGCTCGTCAACGATCAAGAGAAAGCCACAAAGCGTGGAGTTCTCGACAAGGTTACGAAAGAGCGTGATGCAGCGATTGCGGAACGCGATAAGCTCGAGTTGCAATTGGAGCGATTTTCGAAATTGTCCGTGTTGATTACCGAAGTAGTCAGCAAGGCTAGCGCAGTTGATAAATCAGTGTCTCCCAAGGCTGGAAAGAAGGTCGCGACGGTCGATAAGTCGAGACGTCCTAGCAAGACAGCGAAAGGAGGGAAAGCATAATGGGATTCAGCGGCGGAAACGCGATAGCGGAAGCTATCATGCACGCGATGATGGATTGTGCCGAGTTTACTCCACACGTTCGGGAGTATCTCTACAGGGCAATGATACCAGCGATCGAAGCTCAGGATTGTGACACGCTCGAGGAACTGCTTGGATGCGATGATTCGTTCGATGCGGTTATGAGCGATCTACGAAACCCGCCACCAGAAGGATTTTCGATCGACGAATATAGGGCTCTCCGAAAGAAAATCGGAAAGTACTTGTGTTCTGAAGAGTTTCCCCTTGGAGTTGTGTTCGAATACGACATGGGCGAACAAGAGCCGTATCGTATGAGCGAAAAGGGGGGGATGTTTGAAGTCTCCTACACGTTCGAAACGTTCGAGCAACTGCTTGGGGCAGCGGCGGATTATCGAATGGAAATGGACGGTGAAAACGATGCCTAGCACTAACAAAGGCGAATTAAAGCTTCGCATGGTTCGGTTGTGTGACGCTTGCGGGTATTCGGACGCTTCCAAGAAGCTCAACGGCAAAGAGTATTGCGGGGTTTGCTACGGCGAGCTTCGCTACGGTACCGTGATAAACTGCAACGTAAACTTTTTTGGGGGACGACCAGCAACGTTAGACGACATTTCCCCAGGTCAAGAAAACGCGATAAGGGACATGGAAGGATGAAAAAAAAGGGACGACCGGCAACAGGATCGGCAAAACGCCGGTCCATTCGGGTTCACGATGAACCATGGGCGGAAATACAATCCGGAGCTGAGCTTTCGGGGTACAATTTCTCCCAGTGGGCGATTATGTTGCTACTCAAAGAAGCTCGAAAACTGAAACGCAAAAGGAAACAAAAGCATGCCTAGCCCATGGATGAAACAAACGATGACGGAATCAAGCGATCCTAAAATTCTTGAAGCGGTTCGTAGTGCGATCGAAGCAAACGAGCCACTATTTAACGAGTTGATGGATTCCGATGAGCTGGAGGCATTTGTCGCAAACAAAGCCGGTGAAGTCGAGACCATGGTATCGGATTATATGAAAGTCGGGGCTACGGAAGATGAAGCGATGCAACTTGCTCTCGAGGGATTGCTACCCGACGACGAAGCCGACGGGATCGATACCGAGGAATTGTCGATCGAGGGGGAAGACGTCGCAAGAATGTCGCTAAGTCGCAGAATGGCGCTTCAAGTCGGTACCACGGTCAACAAAGGCGGGGTGAACTACGTTCTCAACGAGAATCACCGATGGACGCGGCAAGATGCGGGGGGCCAAGCAGCGCCACAACAGCGACCGAAGTTGTCCCAAGACGAAATGAAAGCTTCGATGGCGGGGCAAAAGTACGAAAGCCCACAGGCGAAGCAAAACAAGGTTATCGTCGACAAGTTGAACAATCCGAAGCAAAAAGCACCATCGGAAAAACAAGCCGCATTGAAAGAGCAAAACGCATTTCACGCGAAGCTGGACGCAATGGATAAGAGCGAAGTCGATGCGATGGCTACCAAGCTTGGCATCGATCCTGCAAAGTGGCCGAGCCGGTGGAATCTTCAAGAACAGATCAGAAAGGCGAAACCAAAACAGCCATCCGAATCATCGGACTACGAAGCGAGGGTGTCGGCAGCGGAAAAGGAAGGAATGAGTCGGAGCGATGCCCAAGGCTACGTTGAGGCTCAGGATTTACAGAAGAGCCGAACCAACCAACCAAACCAACCAAACAAGCCGGCAAACTCACCGATCGACACTCCCCCGCCACCGGTGCACAAGTCGCAGATATTCGGCGGTCATCACAATCCGAGGGTTGACGAAGATCCAAACCACGACGGTATAACCGATCGGGCTCGAGTCGGGGTTGCGGCTTTCGATGTTCCCCCTCCCCCAAAAAAGATACCGAGGATTCCAGGGCTTACCGGAGTCGCCAAGAAATCGGAAGACCACTTTGCTCAGGCTTTCGAAGCGGATCCGGAAAAGCTGATCAACGATGCGGTCATTATGTTTACCGCGATGGCGGAACCTGGATCCCCTGCAACGTTCGAAACCGACGCTTGCAAGAATCTGAGCCCATATTGGAAGTCTCTCGAGCTGAATGAAAACCTCGAGCAACGGTCGAAGAATCGGGCAACGCTCAACACGTCGCTACACCAAACAGCAAACGCGATTGCAAAGAACGCTTTCGTCAAGCACCTGGACACACTTCCGGAGGGGTCGGAAATCCTGGTTACGGTCGGTGGTTGTGGAGCTGGCAAGGGTTTCGCGCTGAAGGGTGTTCCCCAAGCTTTGGAGCTGAAAAAACGCGCTGCAGTTGTGTGGGATTCAGCCGGGGACCAAAACGCAACGGAAAATCCTTGGATTCTCCAGGAGGCACGAAAACGCGGTCACAAAGTTTCGTACGTTTACGTGCATAGCGATCCGAAAGTATCGTGGGCGGATCCAGGTCGCGGTGTGGTCAAGCGAGCTGGAGACCCTATTGACGGGCGAATGGTCGATGCAATGGTGTTTGCTGATTCTTACGCTTTAGGAGCGAAAAACCATGCCGAGTTCGCCAAGCGACACGCAACCGATTCAGACGTCACTTGCGTCTTTTTGAAAAACGGCAATCCACCGGTATTATCCGGACAGATGCCACCAGAAGCACTAACGATCGACCGGTATGAGCTTGCGAAGTTCGCGGTCGATACGATCAACAATTCGCCGGACATCCCTCAACACGTAAGAGAGGGAGCATTGGCCGGTACAAAGATTTGGGGCGACTAATGGACACTCTAGGGCTAGCAAGAAAAGACGATAAGCAAACGAGCCACGATGGCGCGGAGCACATTAAACCACGATTGAATGACAGGAAGTTGGAATTTATGAGTGGGTTGAGGGCTCTTGGAGGGAGAGCAACAGCCAAGGAAGTTGCGAGTAACGTCTATCCAGGCGAATTTGCGATTTTCGACTCAATCAGGAAACGAGCGATTGATTGTGTTCGACTTGGTTGGGTGAGGGAAGTGGAACCGAGGGAATGCAAGGTATCGGGCCGAAAGTGTACCGTGTATGAGATTATCGAAATCGCACGCTGCGAAGCTTGCGGTGGCGAAATGGTCAATGGAGTCTGTAAACGAGAACTAGAAGAGGAAAGCAATGGATAACGCACAACCGCAAGCAGAGACAGGAACCATGGAGACATGGTGGACCGACGAATCAGCGAGACAAGAAGCCATGGGCGACTTTGTTGTCGAGAATGGACTAGGTGTCCAGGGTATGCCGGAAAACCCTTACGAGGATGATTCAGCGGTACTAGCGGAAGAAACTAGCGAAGAGACTCCAGACATGACGGGGGGCAACGATGAAGTTACAGAGACCGACGTTGAAATCGAGGGCGATGCTGAGGCAGCCGAGGCACAAAAGCAAAAAGCGGCAAAGGACAAGCAAGACAAAGCCAAAGCAGACATGCTTGGAGAAGACGTTGAGCGATCTGACGATGGCGCTGGAAAAGGCAATGGCGGTAAGCCAATTGCCTAATTGGGCACTAGCATACTGGGAAAACGAAAAGTATATGTTTCCCGAATCAATGTGGGAAGAAATGGAACCGCGATGATTGAGCCCGACGACATCTACAACAAGACTCTATTCGGCGCGGAAGCGGTTTTCGCGGAAGTTCGCGACGACATCATTCGTACGGTATCGAGTTCTTATCGTACTCTTCCGATACCGAGTGTCCTAAATCGAATCCGTTCGCTTTGGGCATCGTCGTCGGTGGTATTGGTCGATCACTTGGCCGATACTAATTTAGCTGCTTGGGTCGGCGGAATTGACTCAGTTTCGAAGCAGTTTCCAGCATGGCTATGGCAACACTTCACACACCAACTATGGGGAGGGAAGCAACCAGAGCCGTTTGAGCTGAATTTGTTTCCACACTTCCGAGACAATGACTCGCTCAAGACGCTTCGGTTGCCGATTATCGACAAAGCAGTCTCGAACCTCGTACGTCGGAACGTGATGACGCGACCGCAATGGGATTTGGCTCGAGAGGAAGAGCAGAAGAAAGCTTTCTTCATTACTGCCGATCTAGGCGAAAAGGCGATCGAGACTATCCGCGACGTGCTTGTCGAGGATGTTTCAGCCGGTCAAACGATCCGAGCTTTCCAGCAAAAGCTAGCCGAGTCGATCGAGGGTTCGGCATTGCATCCGGCACACGTTGAAAACATCTATCGGACCAACGTACAAGCAGCGTATCGCGATGGCAAGGAGACCATGGCATCGCATCCTATCGTCGCGGGATTGTTTCCCTATCAGCGATACACTTGCAATCACGATGCACGTACACGGACGACGCATAGAGCCCTAGAGCGTTTGGGGCTCAACGGTACCGGGATCTATCGGCGCGACGATCCTTTTTGGGACTTCTATACTCCACCATGGGGCTATCAATGCCGATGCGGAACCATGCTCTTGACGATCGAGCAAGCCGCACGGTTAGGGGTACGCGAAGCGATGGACTGGTTACGTTCGGGACGTCCACCGGCACAACCGGAGCACAGGCTAGAGCATATTCCCTTTCCACCGGAACCAGGGTTTGGGTATCGCGGTATCGTCCGAATGTCGTCAGTCGATCGAGCCGGACACAAACACAAAGGAAAAGGGCAAGGCGGGGGGCAGTTTACCAGCGACGGAGACGGGGCACAGAAAACGCCGGCAGAAACTTCCAAAACGGGGCAAAAGGCGACAGGCAAGGCAAAAGCGGTAAAAGCACCTGCAAAGGTTGCCGAGTTGCATCCGGTGGTTTTAGCGAAAGCAGCGGAGCAAGGCGACTCGCCGGAACATCGGGAAGCCCGTACGGTCGTCGCCAAGCACTATTTCGCGAATATGGCTGTTGCGTACGACCACAAGACCGGGACCATGGTACCGCTAAAGCCAAACACGCAGGAGGGCATGTTAGACGGGATCGATCTGAGCAAGCCCGTTACACTTGGTCCCCCTCCAGCGATTCCGCCACCAAGAAAGATGGTTCAGTGGCAAGCGGAAGGGGGCTATCGCGGTTCGTACTTTAGTGTTGAAGGGGTGAAGCCACAGGAGTTAGGGATTTATGAACAAGCAACAGCTTGGACGCTTCCAGGTCAACCGGTTTTACCCAGGAGGCAAAAAGCCTACGACACCAAAAAAGCCAAGCTCGATCGAATCAGTTATTTGCAGAGCGTAACGGCACCTACGATCGATACATGGTCGGTACCGGGAAAGCACGTAGCAGTAGCGGGGGGCGGTCCACAATGGTACGTTCCCGTAGCTGCTCACCCACAAGTTAGGATTCCAGTTACAAAATGAGCAAGATACAGGAAGCGATCCAACACACGGAAGCCTATTTGAAGTTGTCGCAGGATCCGGCAATGGTCGCAGTACTCGCACAACTCAAGCAAGCTCTTGATGGCAAGCCGCAACCATTGTGTTCCATCGGTCGCATTGTGACGTCCAACTACGTTCCAGCTCCAGTAGCCGAGCTTGAGGATTGGGTCGATCTAGTTTTGGAAGCATGGAAGGAAATCAAGGCACGGAAATGATTGGTTCATTTAATTGGCTCGTAGACGGTAAGCCTGTCTATTTCGACCAAACAAGCCAACAGCAATTCATCGACTGCCCAAGGGGATGCAACAGCGGTCGAGCTGTTTTCATCATGCGAGAAGAGGATGCAGACGCAATCGGAGAAGACGCGGTAAGCTTCGAGGCGACGTTTATCGAAGAGGATGCTAAAGAGGGCGATGAGCCGCAAGTATTCACTTGGCAGGGGTACTATCTATGTTCGCGGTTGAAAGAGCTGGAATCCGGTAATGTGGTAGTGGAGTTTCGCGACAAGCGAGTTTTGCTCGAGCGTGGCACGGTGAACACCGAGTACAACACGATCAACTTAGTCGCGTACGAGCCGGGGGGAAGCACGACGACCTACAACTTTTACGTTGACGAGTTTTGCCGAGCTTCGAACACTCCCCACACCTTTGTGCAAATTGTCGAAGCTATCTTCGATGAGACTGAGCTAGAATATCCTGGTTGTCCGTCGGTCGCAGTTTCTCCCATAACGAACATTTCCGGACGTGGCAATTGTGCGACCATCTTGCAAGGCTTGCTTGCTTCTGTCGGGCTCGACATGATATTCGATCCTTTCGCCGGTACCGTCAGCATTGTCCGATTGACGGATACGCACGACGTTAGCGCACGTGAAGAGGCAACAGCCGACGGGCGAATCGTTTACCCAGGGCAGTTTAACGACGATGATGCAACGAAGCAGCATATTGGGAAGGCAAAAATACTTCCATCTGACTATTTCCCTGTTCAATTCGTGGAAGAGGATGAAGCGACGTTTGGGGATGGTGGCTCTTCGATCAACATTCGAGACTACCAACTAGCCGACGACATCACACGTACCGTGAAGACCGCACGGTTGACGGAAATCGAACAAGCATTGGACGCATGGTACCAGTACCAAGACGAAACATTCACCGAGTACTTATGGGGCATTGTGGAACAAGTACCAGGGGCACGAATCTACCATACGACGTGGATGCTTAAACACGAAGAGAACGGAACGCACACAAAGCTACGCAACTACGTTCCCCCAATACCATGGGCAGCGAGAACCGAGTTCCGCCGAAAGGGAGTACGACGGGGGAAAACTCGAGAAGTGGTTGACGGGTCGCTCAAATTGGTCGAGTACTACAAGCAGAGCAATACGGGCTCTTACACGGCAACAAACAAAGACATAAAAGCAGTCACAATAGGGACCAACATCGCGATAGACAAGACTGTCGCTTTTTGGGAAGGTGAAAGAACGTATCTAGCGCTGGAGGTATGTTAAATGGGAGGACTTGGATATTGCTGTTGTGACGAAGAAAGTTGCGACATTGCACAAGACGACTTCAATCGAGCTAATTCAACCGACCTTGGATCGGGATGGACAGCAGCGACTCGAGACAATTTCTCGATCGTAAGCAATCAAGCTGTTGCCGATACAACTGACGCGGCGATATTCGATACGCTTCATCCGGATCCAGACCCATCGGGAATAGCGATCGTGAAGACGATCGACGAAGTATTTGACAGCGGGGCGACGTATCGCGTTATTTGTAACGCGGTCGATGCGAGTAATTATCACTGGTGTGACTTTACCCGAAACGCAGGAGACACGTCGGTATTAGCCATCGGAAAGCGTACCAGCGGGGTAGATACCACGATCAAAAGCGCAACGATTGTTGGCTTGAGCAATTTATCTCGAGATTTGCAGGTTCGAATAGCTCCAGGTGAGCTTTGTGGAATGGTGTCAAATGCGACTCTTTCGTTTGTTGGAAAAGATGCAACGCCATTCCCGACGGGCTATCGTATCGGAATGAAAGCGAGTGTAGCGGGGCTCAAGTTCGACGACATCCGTTTCGTCCAGCATAACGAAACGTTCGAGACATGTCCCGTGTGTATATGTAAATGCGATACGTCATACATTCCACCGGTGCTAAACGCTCGTTTCCAGGGGTTTGGTCCGAGAATGGAAGCATTGAGTTGCGATACTCAGTTAGTCTACGATCGAGTAGATAGCACCTGGAAAGGGGACGCTTGCGGATGCTTTACCGGTAGAGTGCGATGGACGTGTCCAGCAGTCGACAACGATCCGCTTGAGGCAATCTTGCTCCTATTAGACAGCGGTTGTACTAACTCAGATGGTTTTCACGGTGGGTCGAGACTTCCGTCAACTGCTACGTGCAATCCAATCTCCATACTTTATGGACCGTACACTGTCGCGGGATCCGACCTTTCGTGTGGTTGCGGTCCAATTTTTTCCGCAGGATCATACACAGTTACGATAACGGCATGAGCACTTGTAAGTTAAAACGTGTGTCCCCTCCATGCGAGTGCCCTATCGCTGGTTTCTGCGACCGGCACAAGGTAAACAAGGGAGAACACTGGAGAAAGCTTTGCCAAACCGATGAAAAGTATCGGCAAGCATGGGACGACAATACAGGACCGGGGCAACTTGTCCCAGGTATCGACTACTTTTCGTTAACACCAGTCGATTACGGCGCGTACCACAAGCATTGGCGTGAATGGCACACAATCGCGAATCCAAGTTGGGTTTGGCTATTGGATTGGATCGAGCGTATTCCCGGTTGCGTGACGTGCAAGGATGACATGCGACGATGGATCGAAGTAAATAGACCACGATTCGACGACTGGACAGCGTACAGTTGTGAAGGGCATAACCACGTCAATCGCAAGCTTCTGAAGCCAGAGCTAACAGTTGAGGAAGCGAAAGAACGATGGAAAAACTCTTCCTACGTGTATCTTCCAAACGCCGATCGGCAACAACCCTCGATCGAGTGTGTCGTCGCGGTGACATCGATCGGCCCAAAGCATTTTGAAAAGCAGTTGGAAGCGGTCGCGACATGGAAGCGATTAGGGCTCACTGTCGTATCGGTAAACACTTCCGAGGAAATCGATAAGCTTCGGGAAGTATTCACCCAGGTCGACGAATGGATAGCTAACGACGTGCTTGGTACGTTCTACGCAAAGCCGACGCAACCGATCAATCGATTGCTGGACGTCGCGATTGCAAAACAAAAGCCGGTACTACTGATCAACTCCGACATTCGCATCATTGGGGACCAGTCGACCATCGTCGATATCGTCAAAGCCGGGAAATCAGCGATAGGCATACGGCATAACTTCAAAGACTCCCCAACCGATGCAATCCAAGAGGTTTGGGGGCTTGATGCTTTTCTGGTTTGGCCTGATCAAGTCTCCAAGCTTCCCGAAGTGGTTTTTTCGGTTGGTCGCCCAATGTGGGACTATTGGCTAGGATGGATCCTTGGGAGAGACAAGCGTGAAACCGAATGGATTGGGCGACCTTATTTTTTCCATTTGGCTCACCCAGTTGCATGGACGAACGAAGATTGTCAGCGTGGTCATAAACACTTCGTTAGCAAGTTTGGACCGTGCAACTGGATGGCATGGAGACAGCTTTCGCCGTGTTGGAACGGCTAGCACTAGGATACTTGTAAAAAAGTAGTGACAGCGTGTTGACAACGTCACTACGGCAGCGTACATTTCCACCGGTTCAGTTTCTTTACACGAACGGGGAATAGTATGACAACGGGCAATCCAAAGGCAAATGAAGACGAAGCAAAAGCGACTAACCTAATCGCTTCCACAATCGAGGGTCTTTGCATGGACTCAATTCGGGTTATTGTGGGTTCAGGTCGCTTAAGTGCAGGATTAGCAAGACAATGCGTAGCTTCGGCGCTAATGTTCGTCGCTTGCAAAATCGGCGCTCCAAGCTCAGAAGAGGGAAAAATCGGGGCTCAAATGCTCTACGATGCCATGTCTGACAAGTTCAATCAAACGGTTGATGAATTGCGAGGGTCGCATGAGCGTAATTAAGAAGCAGCGACAACTAGGTCGCGTAGGTACTGCGACCTGGAACAAGCTCAAGAAAGCGGCGAAGCTTGCCGAGCTTTCGTTTACCCAGTGGGCAGTTAGCCGACTGTTGGTCGCGGCGGAAACCGAAGCACTAGAGCGAAAGGAAGCCAAGAGCGATGAAGGATGAAGACTACTTCAGCGATCACTCGAGGGTTTCTAATTCCGGTCTCAGCTTGCTCAAAGAGTCTCCTGAGTTGTATTGGCAGATGATCAACGGCGAATACAAGCGACCAGTAACGAAAGCCATGGAGTTTGGGACGTTAGTTCATTGCTTAGTTCTCGAGTCAAGTAAGTTTTCGGAAAGATATTACATTCTTCCGGAAGGCATCGATCGACGTACCAACGCGGGTAGGGCAGCGTACGACGAAGCTTTGTATGTTGCCGGCAAGAAGACGGTCATCACACGAGAAACGATTCAGGACGCTCTAGCGTGTGCGAAGCGAATCAGATCGAACGAGACGATCGGCAAGACGCTTGAGACACCAGACGTCGAAATCGAGCGCGTAACGTACTACCGTTTGTTCGGTCTCGATTTTCGGTCGAAGCTTGATTGGGTCGATCCAAGGCGAAAGCTTATTATTGACATCAAGACATGCCGTAACGCTAGCCCGAAAGCCTTTGCAATCCATGCTGCAAAGCTTGGCTATCATCGGCAAGGGGCATTGTATTGCGAGGGGGCTTCGCAGGTTTGGGGAGGGCAATTTCGGTTTGTAATGGTATGCGTTTGTACAACGTATCCGTACGAAACGTCGGTTGTCGAGTGGGACGACTACGGACTTCTTAGGGGCATGCAAGATGCGGCAGCATTGTGCGAGCAACTGAAGATCCGAACGTTGACTGACAATTGGAAACCAGACTATTCGAAGGGACCGGCACCTACGAAAATTACCGTACCAAAATGGTTGGAACGTCCGGAAATGGAAGATTTGTTTTTCAAGGACTTATTAGAAGGGCAAGACAATGAGTAACGAATTGAGTACCACAGCGAACCAGGGTACCGGGGGTGCACTTGCTAACGCGGTCGCTTCTCGAGAAATCGCTGAGATTCAAGGGGCGATGACGATGGCGAAACGCTTTCCGAGGAACGAATCGGAAGCGTTAGACAAGATTATCGCAGCATGCAAGCGAAAGGGGTTGGCGGAAGTAGCCCAATATCAATACGCTCGAGGGGGCAAAGATATTGTTGGTCCGTCTATTCGAATGGCAGAGACCCTAGCACGATGTTGGGGTAACGTCCATTCGGGGATCCGCGAATTAGAGACGACAGCAACGCACACGGTTGTTGAGTCGTACGCGATCGACCTGGAGACAAACAACCGGAATAGCAAGATATTCACAGTCAAGCACGAACGTCAAACCAAGAACGGCGCGTACGCATTGACGGACAATCGGGACATTTACGAACTGATTGCCAACAATGGCTCGAGACGGTTGCGAGCTTGCATCCTTTCGGTGATACCAGGGGACATTATCGACGCGGCGATTGCTCAGTGTGACGCGACGATGAACGCTAGCACGGATCCACTCGTGAAGCGAATCGAAATGGTTATAGCCAAGTTTGCAGAGATTGGAGTCACGACAGCAATGCTCGAGGCTCGTATTCAGCGAAATGTTACGGCAATGACGTCGCAACATATCACAACCTTGGGTAAGGTATACGTCGCTATCAAGGATGGTATTACGAGCGTGGCTAAGGAATTCCAAGCAACGCAAGAAACGAACGGAAACCGATCGGAACCACTGGCATGAGAGACGCAATCCGGTTAAACGTAACTGAGTCGATTGTCGGTGTAGTTGCAGTATCGTTAGCGTTCCTAGCGATACTCGTTGTAATGGTAGTTTTTGAGAATCTTTACCTGTTTTTTACTCGAGATGAGAACGAAAGTGAACACGATGGCGAATGATGATGTATTGGACCAACTGGAGGCTATGGTCGAATCAGGCGGAACGATTCCGGATATGGGAGTGACAATCAAGACGACCGGCGAACCGGTAGAGGGCTTCTTGGAGAGCCGTAGCGGTACGCTGATCAAATTCAGCGATAGGCCGATCGAGTGCTCTGTTACAGAGGATCAGATAACGGCACTAGCTAAACAAGCCGAGTCTATGAGCTTGGACGATGAAAAGCTTGTAACGATGATCAAGTCGCGAGCAACATCGTTTTCAACAACGATCGAAGCGGAACGCAAAAACGAAAAGTCTGTTGCGCTCGAGTACGGGAAGCGGGTGGACGTCATTTTTAATCGGCTCAAGACGCTTGTAGCTCCGATTAAAGAGAAAGCGACTGAGCTGAAGCGACAAATCGAGTTTCGCAAGGAAGAAGCCAAGCGAGTCGCAGAAGAAGCGAAGCATGCTCTCATGGTATCGCGAATCAAACAATTGGCAGAGCTTGAATGGTCGACGAATCCGCTAGTTGTCGCCGCGATGACAGATGAGGAATTCGACGAAGAGCTATCCAAAGCGGCGGAGTACTTCGCGGTGATATCGCAGAAGCGAAAGGAAGATCAGGCCAAGCGAGAAGCGGAAGAGGCTAAGAAACGCGAAGCCGAACGACTGGAACGGGAACAAGTCGATCGAGACCGGCAAGAGCTGGAGGAATTGCGAGCAGCTAAGGCCAAAGCTGAAAAGGAAGCCATGGCGAAGCAACTCGAGGAAAAGCGAATCGCGGATGAGAAGCTTGAAGCCCAACGAATTGAACACGAACGGCAACAGGATATCCTACGCAAACAATTCGCGGCTCAAAACGCCGAAACGGAGCGATTGCGAGCAGAAGCCGAGCAAGAGGCAACAAAGCAGCGACTCGAGGCGGAACGACTCCAACGCGAAGCCAAAGCGATTGAGGATCAAAAGGTACGTGAGGAAATCGAGCGACAAATGGAAGTCGATCGACTTGCAGCGGAAGAAAAGCGAAAGCTTGAATTGGAAGCGATGAAGCCCGATGCCTTGAAGATTGAGCAATTCGGAGCGAAGTTGGATAGCTTTATCTTGAACAACCTTCCAGCCTCAGAAAACCAGTATTGCCAAAACTTTTTGACAACGGTCAAGGTTCAATTGAAGGTGATTGCAGACAGTTGCAAAACGTTCTCCAAGGATGAATTTCCGTTCTAAGTAGGGATTAGTGCGAGGGTACTGTCGGGGTTCAATTCCCCGACGCACTATTGGTTTCTAGTTTCTCGTTTTTTCAAAGGAATATGGTTATGGAATCTGACATCATTAGCGACCTGTTGCGTAAGGCTACGGACGGGCATGAGACCGTGTTCGACATTGCAGTCGATAACGGGGTTACGCGGGTTGAAATCAACAGGCGACTACTCTTGCCAGAGCGACGGGTTATCGAAGAGGATTTGCCGATTGCTCGAGACCCTGCACGGGCTCACACGTTTCACGAAATCGGAGCTTTTGCGAAGTACTGCGAAACTCACGCCGGTGAAAGCGCAGTAGGGTTAGCCAATTTGGAGAGCCAACGAATTACGGTGGTACTGGATGAATTGGTCGATGCTGGACGTGAGTTGATTACGTTCGAAGCCAAGTTGCATCCGATGTTTCTTCCATGGTACGAAATGCTGGACGAAGCGACCGACGTCATCGATTTTTCTGTCTTCGCGCAGAAGTATCGTCGATCGATTCGAAAGCCGGATGGTAAAGAGTTGGCGATGATCTTTTCACAGATCAAGCTTTCAAAGTCGGTTGAGATTCAACGCGGGGTTGGTCGAAAGTCGCTTAACGGTGTGATGGTGCACACGGAAATCGCCGGGGTCAAGCAAGATACCATGGTAGACTTGCCAGACTCGATCGAGATTGAATGTCCAGTGTTTATCGGGACGAAACCAATCAGGATGGTTTTCGACGTGCTTGTCACTGACGTGCACGATAATGTAGTGGTTTACCTTACGAGCCCAGACTTGGAAGCGATGAAGTTTGAAGCGTTTGAGCAATTCGTTCAGATTCTTCGGGAAGACGCGCCAAGCATCTTGGTTGGTTTGGGGCAGGTCGCATCGACTCCATGGCGAACGATCGATCAGCGATGAAACCACACGAACAACGGGTTGTGGAAGAGCGCAAGCAACTTGGCGAACGACTCGCAAAACTTAACGCATTTTTGACCACGAACGACACGACGCAAGTTGTGTCGGGTGTGGATTTGTCACTGTTGCAAGATCAACAATGTCTCATGGCATCTTTACTTCATGTTCTCGATTCACGGATCGAGCGTTTCAAACTAAATAAGGAAAACACTGATGGCAATGACATACGTGCCACTGAAATCAAGCCTGATTGACGAAGGCGAATTTTCGCAGAATGTCGATATCGAGCTTGCGTCCATTCAAAAGGCTTTGCTAGACTTCGTCCGGCAACACAAAGAAAAGGCACTTGGAGCAACGGCAAAACTGTCGATCGACATTGTGCTCAAAGTGCATAGCGTAGAGGCTAATGCCTATACCATCACGACAAGCATGAAATCAAGTGTACCGAAGCGACCAGCATCCATGTCCATTGCGATTGGTGGTACCGACGTCGATGACGCGGGACAGATGTACGTTCGTGATACGGGATCCGATAGAGACCATCCCCAACAGGGTAAATTGTTCAAGACCCTTGGCAACGACCAAGAGTAAGATACATTGTTGTTGAATCCGATTGGACACCGGAACAAACGAACCAACAAACAGCCTCCTACGACTATCTAGCCCTATCTACGGGCTAACCGGTGTCCAACGTAGGGGGCTGTTTTTTTTGGAGTGAAACATGCAGAACGCGACCGACGCAACGATCAAGCGATGGGCGGATGCCAAGCGGAAGATAGCCGAGTTGAGAGCGAATGAGATTTGGGGCTACGTTCGAGACAATTGCATGCAGTTGGATGCGACGATGGCGGGGAACGTCATAACCGACATTCTCGAGGAGACCGCCAGAGACTACGACATCAAGCTCAAGCAGCATATCGAATATGTCGATCAAACGAAGCGAGACACCGAACTAAAGCTCGAGCTACAAAAAGCCAAGAACAAAACGCTTATGGAAGAGCTGGCAGAAGCCAAGCGGGAAATCAGGCTTTTGCAGATGAGTGGCAGGGCGAAGCGAACCGGGAAGGCTCAGATCGAATGAAGAACAACACGATCGACTTGGTTAAGTTTAAGCGACTCCAACGCTACCTTGGCGAGAACATTCGTTCCGTCGTAGGTCTTTTGGAAATGCTTTGGATGGCGACTCAGAAGAATTGTCCTGCCGGTGACATCGGGAAGTTCTCCAACGAAGAGATAGCGATCCTGGTTGATTACGCCGGGAATCCCGACGCTTTGATCGAATATCTTGTGTCAACTCGATTCCTGGACGAACATCCGGACTATCGGCTAGTCGTCCACGACTGGCACGAACATGCTCCAAACTGGGTAAAGGCTCAACTTATCCGCACGAGCAAGGGTTTCGCGACCGGACCTGAGAGACCCTCTCAGAGACCGAAAAACGGGGCTGAGAGACCTACTGACCCACCCGAAAAGCTCTCTAAGAGACCGATTCAGGTAGCTGAGAGACCTACTGAGGGTACGGAATCGCTCTCTAAGAACGATATTTTGATAGCTGAGAGCGATCTTGAGAGCGCTCACCAGAGCGCACTAGAGAACGGTCAGGAGAGCGTTCTTGAGAGTGCTCCACCTATCCTATCCTATCCTAGTCTATCCTATCCTAAAGAGGGGGAAAACTCTCTCTTAGAGACAATCGGTTGTTCTAGGCATTCGCCATCGGAAGAATTTCGCCAAGCTTGGGAAAACTGGATCCTGAAGCAACAGCGGAAGACCGGTCGACGGATGGACGACATTACCCAAAAGCAACAGCTCTACATGCTCGAGCGATACACAACGCTCGAGGCGACGGAAATACTTCACTTCAGTATCTCGAGAACGAATTGCACCAATCTGATTATGGACGGTGGTCACAAAAAGGCTCGAGAGACAACCGCACGGACCATTGAAGAAAAACTAAACGGAATCATGGAGACGAACAAAAATGGATAGGGCATACTACTTTCGGGCCCAAGCGTATCGCAAGGCAACAGGCACCTACGTCGTGTCGTTTCATAAAGTGGCTGAGACGGGACCATATCCGTCGAAAGTCTACAGCGACAGAATCCAGAAGTCGCTCGAGTGTTTTGGATGGACCGTCCGAGTCGATCGAGTGACATCTTTTGAGTTTGGGGACTTCGAACTAGCTGAGAAGAGCCGACGATGAACCAACAAGAGACCGTTTCATTTATGGCGGAAGTGTATATTGCTTTTCCAGGTTACTCGCAATGGCTCGAGAGCGTGTCCAAGAGGGATGGTATCGATAACTACGAGCGAGTGTTTCTCTCGATCACTGAGCAGATTCAATCGGTAGCGTACGTCGATGCGATGGCAGTACTTGCCGGCTGGAAGACTGGCATGATTGCTTGTCCACCGATCGAATACAAAGACAAGGAAGCGATGCCATTGAACCTGCGACAGTATGCAGCGATCGAACGTGGGAAGCGTACGCGGCTCGAAGGATACGAGCGAGCACGTACCGAGCGAGAAGAAAAGGAATACTACCGTACGACGCGGTCAAAAGCGTACGTCGAAATGGCACCTTACTTGCGTGAAATCGATCCCCATATCCGAGCGTATCGCAATGGGTTGATCGATGGCTTTGAGTTGGATAAGCAGATGGAACCGATCACCAACAAGTACCAGGATTTAATAGAAAAGAAATGACGAAGAAAAACAAAGTACCACCGAAGGTATGTAAGACATGCAGTCACTACGCAGTACGTGACGAAAAGTATTGTGTCGACTGCAAAAAGCAGATACTCCAAGAAATGAAGTCAGCGGGGTATTTGACAGAAACGCACGACAAAAGCCCGATTAGCGAACGACGTAGTCGGACGACTCTAAACCCTGATAGTTCTCGAGGGACTACCGAAATGGGATCCGATGGCGACGACTGGTGACACACTTGAAAGGAATGAAAGGCAAACGAATGAGACAAGTAAAAATGGTAGGGCTGATCGAAGAGCATTCCATCATCATGCGGTTGGCGATTATGCTAAACTTGCAAGGTTTCAGCGCATCCAATTCAACGCTAGTAGCCGTATCTTCGGACTACTCTTCGATTGTTTGGCAAGTTCTCCGCCATCATCTGAGCCACAACGGAGAAGTCTGCGATGGTTTCACGGTCGACGTTCCCTATCCCGATGAAGTATGGGACTGGACAACCGAGCGAAAGATTCTGAGAGCATGCGAGCCGGTAACGTATCGCAAAAATCTTATTTTGATTGAAGCGGGTGTCATTCGGGGAAGCAACTACCGCAATTTGGTCGGGTTGATCAAAAAGTACAACCCAGATCAAAAGATCGTAACGGCAACAATGTACGAGAACTATCATTCAGCATTCAAGTCTGACTATGTTGCCGAGTACTACGACGACGCACAGTCGGATCTAACGTTTTGGTGGGAACGATACAACAAACACTGGGAACCAAAAGCATGATTGATCACGCACAAGCGAAAATTCGAATGATGGACGCGGCGGTCAGGGTCGCGGAACAAGTCGAGAGCAAGTTGGGCATGCCATTGGGCAACGCTGAAGTTGCTTGCCTGAATCAGCTCAAGTCAGCTGTCTCGGACTTCAAAGAAACCAAGCAACCGAAGCGGGTTGACGGGAACGGGGACGACTTCGATTCGTTCCATGGATGCGGGTAGTTATTTTTGATTTAGGTATTTCCACAATCAAGCCGATAGGTATAATGGAAGTGTGGGGAAGAACGAAACCTAACTCGGAGACAAGAAAATGACGGATAAACTGACTTGCAAAAACAAGAGGACGGGCGAAACCGAAGCAATCACAATGCGAGAGGTATCTATGAAAGACTGGGGATTTAGCTTCCTGGTCGATGGCGAATTGGAAGCATTCAAAGCAGCGTACGAGTATCGCAACTCAAAGTACGGTGTTCGAGTAGAGTTCGCAGGCGGGGCACAAACGTGGATGGTGACAGTGTTCAACGCGTTCGCGAAGAACGCGGGAATCGACGGTGCCAAGTGAACCAAGGCGGGAAGCGGGAAGGGGCGGGGCGGAAGCCTCGTCAAGATGGTAATGGGCGATCGGTCCCAAAGTCAATTAAGGTTAGCCAAGGGGTAGCCGACTATCTTTCGGAAGTCGGTACCGGTGTGATTGAAGACTCGTTACGGAAGACAAAAGCGTTTAAGCAATGGGCGAAGCTCAGGAAGCACAACGAAGCATGATCACAATACCACTAGCCCTACCGAGGGAGTGCGAACATCCAAACGCACGATGCCATTTCCATGCAAAGGGCAGGGCAGTCAAAGCGACTCGAGCCGAATCGCGGGTAGTGACGCAAGCAATGATGATTCGCCATGGGATCTGGGAACCACTCGATCGACCAGTCTACAAGCTCAAGTTCTACCTATCACGCAAGCGAGACGAAGATGGATTGATTGCTTGGGTCAAGGCTCAGATCGATGGAATGGCCGATGCTGGTTTGTTCCGGAATGACTCGGAGCTACGTTTGTATTCGGTTGAACAATTGTCCGGAGTCGGCTCGACAGGGGGCAAAGTTGGGGTAGATATTACAATTTGGAGCGACAACGCAAAAACGTAGATCCTTGCGACCGTGCAAAAACGCTGGTATTCTTGGTTTCTGCGACTCGCGCGCGAAAGTACCAAAACCACCAGGAAGGGCAGGGCAATGACACCTACGGAATACCGAGACATCCGCCGAAAAGCTTGCGACGCTTTCGAAATGGCAGTTGGAAATCGCGAAAAATTCATCGGAAACCGATGTTGTCAAGTTGCGGTTTGGTTGCAATTCTGGGACTTTTGGGTTACACAGAAGATCGACCGTCCAACCGGACACGTAGAAACCGAACCAATTTTTGACATTGCGGAGATCGAATTATATGGCAGAGACCATGAGCCAAGCGACGATGGTGAGTCTGATCGAACAAGCGATCGACACGATGCCGGACATGAGGCGGATGCAGAAGAGAGCTTGGAAACAACTCCTGAATCGACCGCGTCTTAGTGCCGACATCTGCGACCAACTCGCAGCGGGATTGTGTGAAGAGGATTTCGTTGAGCCATCCATGAAGGAAGCAATCAACGCCGACGGATATGAGCATACTCAAACCATGCTTGCATTCAATCCAGACAACTTGACAGCGATCCTAGACTGGATCCTCAAGAATCTACCGGCTATCATTGCCTTATTCTTCCGGTAGCATCATCGCAGGGCGCGTAGCCCATTATCAAGGTCCGTTAGGGTTAACGCTCTAACGGACCATTTTTCAATTCTAGGAGGGGCGAATGATGGAAAAGTTTTTGGAACCAAGTCATCCTTTCTGGAAGATTCTGCGACTTGCTGTCGTCGGTATCATCTTGGTTGTTTCGTGTTCCGTGCTCTACAAAAACGGATTCGACAACAAAGATATTCTTATGATTGCGATGACTCTTCTCGGACTTGGCGGGTACGACCAAGTAAAGGCAATGGTGACAAAATGATTCGATGGTTGTTTGCATTGGTTGCGGTGGTTGGATTCTTACCGGCTCAAAGCTTCGGGCAGATCGAACTAAGCTACGTTATGGCGAAAACCATTGTGGGGGCTACTGCGCCAGAAGTACTCCCAGGGGGGCGAATACTTGTCGAGGATGACTCGCAGGTTACGGTTTCATCGGTCGCGGTATTGCAAGTTTCGGCCAAGGATGGTGTTCGAATCATCGCCCAAAGAGCCTACCGGCAATTTGCTGAGCTTGTTCCATTGTCGACGCTTACCGATGCGACTTCGGGTATCGTCACACAACGTTACCTAATCGTCGGTGAAGGCACGTACGACGTCGACGCAATTTCTCGAGTTAATCCAGCATGGGATAGGTCGGTAAGGATTCAGATAGGGAATCCGAAACCTGAGCCACCGAAACCAGATCCTACGCCGGATCCACCGAAACCGGACGATCCACCGAAACCCGATGCCAACGTTCCGAACGATTACAACATCGGAGCAATCTCATTCAAAGCAGCGCCAAGCGATAAGGCGACAGCGAGTAAGATTGCGACGATCTATCGCGTCAACGCTTCGAAGCTCTTCGGGCAGGGTACGCTAGCCGACATCGATAGAATCAAGGCGATGGTAGCTCTTGAGTTCTCAGGATTAAGCCCGTCCGGAGAATGGTCAAGCTGGAAGGGGACGATCGAGAAAGCTACCATCGCTGAGCAAACACGTCGGAAGTTCTTTACGCGGCAAGATTGGTATGCTGCGATGGTTGAGATAGCCGCATCACTCGAAGCAATAAAGTAGGACCATCATGCACACAGGCGACAACGATCGACTTCTACCACTCGGAGAACTTGGCTATCGAATCGACATCGAAGATCGGCCAAAGCTCGAGCTACGTGGAATGGAACCGTCGGAAGTACTTAAAGCGTACAAAGATGCGTTTCCTAAGTGGGAGGTAGCGGCGAATCCGCTTGGTGTTCTCGACATCCTCAATCAATCGAATCAAGGTGCTTGCCAGGGTCACTCGCTAGCAGCCATCTTTTCGTCGTGCTACTTCCTTGCGACCGGTCGACGCAAACGCTTCTCGAGGGCAGCGGGTTATTATTTGTCCCAACGTTACGACGGGATCCGTGGAGATAATGGTAGTACGCTGAACGGGGGACGTAAGGTAGCGACCGAACACGGTATGTGTTCCGAGGAAGATTGGCCCTACCCATCGCGCTACGATCCAACCGAGCCACGAAACGCCAAGTACGTTTTTAAGCTCAAGATCACTAAGCCTTTCCGGACTATCAAGGACTTGCTCGACTGGATCGATATTGGGCTACCAGTACAAACCGGGGTGTTCTGGAATGATTCGTGCTCGAGGGAAGTAGTCGACAACTGGCGACCAGGGGGCGGGGGTCATTCAACGATGTTTTGGCAGCGTACCGCACGGGGCAACGTCAACAACGTAAACTCTTGGGGCGGACAGTGGAACGGCGACGGGATGCACGAATGGACCGAGGCATCGATCGACAAAGCTCTTCGCAACAACAATTCGACATTCGTCGGATACGCTCCAGATGAAATGTCGTTCCCAGCGCCAGAAGCCATCGCGGTTTAGGTTATCTCGTTTCGTTTCATGGAGGATAGTTGGATGAGAACGTTAGCGTTATTGGTGGTCATGTTTTTTACCGGCTCAAGTTTCGCTCAAGAGTCATACGCGACAGCATACGCGGAAGCTGAGCAGAAACGTCGACCAATGCTTATCGTTCTTGGGGCGAAATGGTGTCAGCCATGCAAGCGACTCAAGGAATCTGTTCTCGATCCGATGCGGCGCGATGGTTCGCTCGAGTCGGTTTCGCTTGTCTATATCGACGTCGACGACGACGAACGCATCGCTCGAGAAGTTATCCGCCAAACAGGTCGATCGACTGTTCCCCAAATTGTTCTCTACCACCGGTCGGACGAATGGAAGCGATACAATGTTCTCGAGCGTACAGTCGACGGGATCCGGTCGCGAATCAGGGAGTCGCTTCGGTAATGCAAAACATCGATTTTTCATGGATTACCAATCAGGGTTTAGCAGTCGGCTTGCTGATTGTGATTGGTTTAGGGGCATGGAGGGCACTAGATTGGTTCGGGAAGAACGTTGTCGTTCCGATGAAGGATAGCGCACTCGCTCACTTACGAGAGACCGATATCACCATGAAGGCAAACGCGGAAGCAACGAAAGCTTTGACGTCGACGATCCAAACCATGCACAGCGACGTCCAAACAATCAAGACGCACGTTGAACGCAATTGTTCTACGAATGGAAGATTATGACAGCAGCAATTCGACATCTTACTATTGAACAGGGGACCGACTGGAACGAGGATTTTCAAATTCTCGATTCCGAGGGAGTCGTCGAAAGCCTTGCGGGTTGTTCTATCGCGGGTGTGGCTAGGTCCGGAGAATTGCGAACGTCGCCAATTGCCTTTTCATTTACGTTCGTTATCAACACGGGCGAAAACCGGATCTACGTCACCATTCCAAGGGCAACTACGTCGGCAATTACAACTTTGGGACCAACTAAGACGGATCCAAACTCGACTTTTTACTACGACTACGAGTTGACTAGAGCGAACGGCTTGGTTGAACGCATCCAGCAAGGACGGATCAACATGGATCGGGAAATAACGCGACCATGAGCAGCTATACAATTCAGGTCCAACCACGTGCTAGCTACACAATCGAGTATTCGAACCAACGCGGCCCACAAGGCGCAACCGGCCCATCTGGTTCAACAACCACAGACGCTAGTTTGCTTGTGTCAGGCACTTTAGCAGACGCTCGATTGTCGTCGAATGTTTTGCTAGTTTCTGGCAACCTCGCGGGTCTTGCAAGTGCAGCAACTTCAAGGACGAATCTAGGGCTAGGCACAGCCGATAGCCCTACGTTTGCTGGTCTGACCCTCACCGGCACAGGCACGCTCCAGCTACCAAGCGGCACAACCGCCCAACGTGTAGCATCGCAAGGCATTCGCTGGAACACGACAGATAGTAGGCATGAGTTCTACACTGGTAGCACTTGGTACAACCATGCGAGACTGACTGGGGATACTTTTACGGGTGCGGTTGTCGCAACGACGCTATCTGAATCAGCCACAGCAGCAACCGGCACAGGTGGATTGGTTCGG